TATGCCACATCAGAACTGGAAGATAAATGTAGTTACTTATTCTCCCTTTAGAAACGAAAAGAATCCATCATTCATTATAGGATATAGAGGAGGAGCATTGAGATTTATAGATTTTGGAGATTCCAGCAAGAAAGGTGGATGTTTCAATTTTGTAATGATGCTGTTCAATATATCACTGCGTGATGCACTATTAATGATTGATAGAGATTTTGACCTAGGGATTATGAATGCATCCTCTACGAAGAACTACGAGAGGATTGTTGCTGATTATGCACAACCAACAGCCACATCTAAACGTGAGTATTTCATTCAAGTGAAGACTAGAAAGTTTACTAACGAAGAGTTGGCCTATTGGAATGGGTATTATCAAGACATAGATGATCTTAGAGCTAACAATGTATATTCTATAGACACTGTATATCTCAACAAACAGAAGTTTCCTATAAAGGACTCTGAGTTGAGATTTGGTTATCTATATGAAGGCCATTGGAAAATCTATAGACCATTTGCAGACAAAAAGAATAAGTGGATGCCTAATAATGTGCCTATTACTATGATGGATGGTTTAGATGACATCACAGATTGTGATGTTGCATTCATCAATAAGAGTAAGAAGGATTACATGGTGATGAAAAAAGTATTTCCTTGTTGCTGTGCTGTTCAAAATGAAGGAATGGGATGTTTCTCTGAAGAGAACGTAGAATATCTAAAAGAGAACTCAGACAGACAGATTCTTTCTTTTGACGCAGATGAGGTAGGTGTGAAGAATTCTCAATTGATAACTAAAAAGTTTGATTTTGAGTATTGTAATGTACCAAAGCTCTATTTAGGAGAAGGCATCAAGGACTGGAGTGACCTTGCTAAGGCACATGGATTAAAAGTTATAGAACAATATTTAACACAAAAAGAACTAATGTGAGAGCAACAGATGACGAGTTAGAAATACTCGAAGAGAATATATTAGAAATGTCTAACGAAGATACAACTCTTCCTAATATATGTTTAGAAGATTTAGAAGTAATATTAACCAAATTCTTTGGAAGAAAAATAACATTATGAAATGGGAAGCGTTCAAAGACAAGTTTCACCCTAGTTGGCATGCAAAGATGCGTCCATTCATAGAGAGTGAAGAATGTGATAAGATTTATGCATTTCTGAAAGCAGAAGCAAAGAGAGGAAAAAAGATTGCTCCTATATCTATGCATGTATGGAGATGCTTTAAAGAAACATCATTAGATGATCTCAAAGTGGTCTTGGTAGGTATGTGTCCATATCACACATTTAAGAATGATGCTCCTGTAGCTGATGGATTACTGATGGGTTGTTCTGTAACAGAACAGGTACAACCATCATTAGATCAATTCTATAGAGCTATGGAGAAAGAGTTCTACGATGGGTTAAACTTGAATATTATAGAGAATCCAGATGTGAGCTTTTTAGCTCATCAGGGAGTCTTAATGTTCAATGCGGCATTAACAACAGAGATGAACAAAGCAGGTAGTCATATGGAAATATGGGAACCTCTTGTAAAATATCTGTTTGAGGAAATTATAAACCACTTAGGTGTACCAATTGTCTTTCTTGGTAAGGACGCAGCTAGATACAAAAAATACACAGGTATATTTACACATGTGTTTGAGGTGTCTCATCCAGCTAGTGCTTCTTATAAAGGAATAGAATGGGACACAGAAGGTGTGTTTGTCAAAGTGAATAAATTATTAGAAGAAAACAATGGGTTTAGTGTCATGTGGGTAGATATTGACGCACCCTTTTAAAATTAGAGAAATGGAAAATAAATTAATTGAATTAGAAGATTTACAAGTAGGTGATGAGATAATGATATCTTGTCAGTCATACTTCAAATATTTAAAAGTGCTAACACCACCAACATTAAGTAAAACTAAGACACATTGGAAATCAAAAAAACCAATGCATGCAAACTTCAGATGCACTACAAGACGAGATGAAGTGATAACATATTCATACACTGATAGTTCAGGGAATGTTCATAATAGAATCAAGAAAAAATGGATACCTACAGCTGAAGATCACAACGTAAGAGTGTCACAAGATCTTAATGGAAGACAAATTTGGTTAGTTAAAAGAGAAACAATTTAAAACTAGAAAGATGATTTTAGAAAAACAGAAAGAAGCAAATGTCCTAATTGATGGACAATCACAAGAATCAATTGGAATGTCACTAGACTTAGATAGTGCACAGATTCTTATGCAAATGTTAAGTAAGAACTTATATTCAGATGATATAGGTTCTGCTATTAGAGAATGTGCATCTAATGCATTAGACAGTCATAGAAGAGCTGGTGTTGATGAACCAATTGTGGTGTCATTCAAGCCATCATCAGCTAACAACTATGAATTCTGTGTAGAGGATTTTGGTATTGGTTTAGATGCTGATGATGTAAAGAATATCATCAGTAAGTATGGTAAGTCTACCAAACGTGATTCTGCTACAGAATTAGGTATGATGGGTCAACAAAACTAGGCCCAGCGTAAAAGTAATTTTACGTTAAAAATATTGGATGAATTTTTGGAAATCTAAATTAAATTATTAACTTTGTAACCTAAACATAACACACCATGGGATACAAGTACAAAGTTAATCACAATTATTTCAATATAATTGACACAGAATACAAAGCTTATATTTTAGGTTTTATATATGCTGACGGTTGCATATCACAACCTTCAGGTAATAGAAAACTTAATCTCAGAATAGGAGTTCAAGAAGAGGATGGTTATATTCTTGATGAATTATCTAGAGAAGCTGCAGGAGGACAAAAAAATATTGTTAATACTCCTTCAAGTATTAAAAAAGGTTATAAACCTCAACATTGTGTCAATATAGTATCAAATCTAATAGGTAACAACCTAATTGATTTAGGATGCAACATCAATAAAAGTAAATTAGGAATGACTTTTCCTAAACTAGAAAAACATTTAATACCTCATTTCATTAGAGGATTTTTGGATGGTGATGGAAGTGTAATATTGAAAAAATTACAATATAAGTATATTAGAAAAACTAATCATAGTATTTTTAAACCACATAAACAACAGTATAAACTTAAATTAGCTTTTTGCTCAACCGATAAAGAATTTCTATTAGAAATAGCAAAATGTTTAAATATAAGTAAACCTTACATAACTGAAAAAGTTAGAAAACAGGTTAATTATATATTGTGGATAGAAAATAAACAAGAAGTTTTAGATAGTATAGATTATTTGTATAGTGATGCTACTTATTTTCTTAAAAGAAAATATGACAAAGTAGTAGAATTTAACATGACAATCAAAAGCGAAGCTGAAGATACATCTTCAGAACGTTTAGAGACTACCTGAGCAGTAAAGTCTGCTTAATAACAGGAAGTAGTATGGGTTAGTAACCATATGAAAAAGCGTCCAACCCCTATTTATAGGGTGATGATATAGTCCGACACTCTGGGAAACCAGAGATTAACAGAACCGCTAGGTTTTAAAGCACCTCTTGCATACTCTAGTAGTTTCTACTTTGTATGTAGAAAGAATGGTATGGAACGTAAGTACATGATGTATGAAGGAGAAGATGCTAACACCATCGATCTTTTACACGAAGCACCTACAACAGAGAGAAATGGTGTAAAAATTATAATTCCTGTTAAGTACAGTGACAAATGGCAATTCCACAATAAGATAAAGGAACAACTTTGTTATTTCGAGAGTGTGTATTTTGATGTACCAGAAGATCCATCTGTCAATAATGAATTCATTATTACAAGACATGAGCACTTTCAATTTTCTGAAATGTCTACAGATAACAATTTACACATATGTTTAGACAATGTGTATTATCCATTAGACTTTGAAAAATTAGGTATGGATAGAATTCAATTTCCTATTGCTCTTAGGTTCTCTTTGAGTGATGGAATCTATCCCACGCCTAACAGAGAATCATTACGCTACACCCAAGAGGCAAAACAAATCATTATGCAGAAGTTTATGGATGTGGCAAACTATTTTGTTGCTAAGTATAATGAAACTGTTGAAGAGGGTACTGATATCAAGTCTGTCATAAACTATCTTGAGAAGAATGGATATTATTTAACTATGGAGAATGAAGCTAAATATAGAATCGATCCATTTGTACCATTCTCTACAATTAAACCAGCTATTCCTCAATTAGATGGAGTTAAACTTTTGGATTTTCCAAGTCTTTACAAAAGAACAAAGCAATATTTATTGGCTAATGATTTTAAATGTAAATACTCTTTGAGATATAAGAGAATGCATGATATGGAAAAACATTATGTCTATGGATTTAACATTGAAAATGTTTGTAATGGTATCGCTAATGTGTATATTTACGAAGATAGAATTGCTGGTATCAAAAAAGATTATCTAAGAGCTACATGTAAAGAAAGTGATTACAATTTCTTTGTTAAACCAGCTAAACCTATGACACTTGGACATACTTCTAAATATGACATACGTACATATTATCATATGTTAGAACTTAAGAACTATCCAAAAGAACAATGGAGAGATGTTATTAAAGAATATCAACACGTTATGTCTTTGATTAGTGCAAACTTCATAGATTTAGATGCATTTGAGGTGCCACAATGGTTTATCGATAGCAAGAAAAAGATTAAACCTACAGTTGTTGGAACTGGTGGTGCTCCTGGTGTAAGAAAAGTTAAACTTAAAGGAGAAATTGTTGGTAAAGAAGCTGATGATCTTCAGAAATGGAGCTATGGTAGATGTTGTAAATTTGTTCCTATAACATATAAGTTAGAGAAATTAGAATCTGATAAGAATCTGAAAGTGTATGCACATCATGATGAATATATGAAGCTTGATGCTTTATTTGGTTGCATACAAAAACAAAAGATGAAAGTGGTTACATTCTCTCAAAGAGAATTAGCTATTGTAAAAAATTCTGAAATACACAACTTAATATCATTAGAACAATTTATGGAAGGAAAAAACAAACCATTCAAACGTATGGCTACAGCTTATCTAATCAAAAAGATGATGGAGAAATACAGATCTACGTTTGACAGATCACTTCAAGTGGGATTCACGTCTTCGCCTTTAAAAGATAGACTACATGTATTATCTAAGTATGCATCTGACAACTATTATCTACCTGGTTATTCAGGAGGAAGTGCTGGAGCTAGAGAATTCTTAGAATCTATGTTAGCAGTGGCTGAAGAACACAAGTTGTTTGATATGACAATCTATCCTGAAGTGATGGAAATGCAAGAGATATTTGATAAGCTTCCTTTCTTGAATCCTTTTATGACAGGAGTAGGATATTATGATGACAAAAATCCTCTTGTAAATGTACTATCTGATCTATTCAAATATTACAGATATAGAGTGGATCTTAAACACTACAACATTAAACTTAATGATGAAGTGTTAACTGAAGAAACAATAGAAGAATTAGTAGATTAAATAAAGAGGAGAGAAATCTCCTCTTATTAACAAGTAACAATTAATTAAATAAATAAAAATCATGAGCAACAAATTTTTAAGCCTTGAATGGTTCAAGAGCAAAGTGGAAATGTCAATTGACAGAGTTATTGAAAGTAAGATAGAAAGTCTTATTCAAGAAGAGAATAAATCAGAATCTCAACAAAAGTATGTAAAACCATATTTCTCAATGAAGATGGTTAATAATGTTCTTACAGTGGTGTTGAATGATGGTGCTATTATTAGTAAACCTAATTCATCTGAAGAAGATTTCCATGCTGTAGCAAATGCTAGAAGTATAGAAGAAATCTTAGCAATCACATCTTCTTCAGAAGTGATAGCTGATGTAGAACAAGCAAAAGCAGAAGCTGCTAGAATTAGAGCTTTTCAACAAGGAATACAAGCACTTGCTGACCTACCTGATTTCACTGTAGAAGGAAATACAGTTTATTTAGCTGGTACATCAAGAAGTCTTCCTCAATTACTTGTAGAGAAATTTATTGAAGTGGTTGATAGAGTGTATAATGAAGGAACATCTAAATACATTCATGAAAAATTACAAAGAGACGATGAGTATGTAGCATTAAAAAACTTCTTCATGTGGTGTTGTTTAAACCCAAGAGCTGAAGTGGCACATGAGTTATACAGATTCTTAACAGAGAATTCATTCAGAATCACTAGACAAGGATTTGTTGTAGCTCTTAGAAATGTTGTAACATTACACGGAAGTCCAGAGCTTGTACATTTTGTAAGTAATACATACAACAAGGTTAAAGCTGTATGGAAGAAGAATCCAAATGAGTACACAGTGTTCTTAGAGAATGGTGAATACAAACTTGTGCATGATGACAAGTTGACAGAAACTAAAACATATACATCTACAGAATGTCAACAATGTGATGGAGAAGGTTATAATGATTGGAACGATGATGATGAATGGGAAGATTGTGATTCATGCGATGGATCAGGAGAAACGGAAGAATATGAATATACAATAGAAGTTCCTGTAGACCATGGTCAAAAGATTGGTGGGTTAACTGAGTTATATCTAGATCTTCCTAATAGAGAAGAGAATAGATTTACAGATGACTGGACTAAAACATTTGACATTCGTGTAGGTCAAGTTACCAGTATGCCTATGGAAGAATGTAACTGGAGCACACAAGATTGTGCTGCTGCAGGATTACATTTCACAGCTGATCAGATTCACTATGTAGGATGTGGTGACCAATCTGTTCTTGTTCTTATCAACCCTATGAAAGTGGTTGGTATTGGTACACACAAGGGTAGATGTTATGAATATCTTCCAATTATGACTGTACCAAGAGAAGAAGCTACAAAGATTTTACATGATGGACAGTTTGATACATTACAATTAGATGAGCAGTATGCTATCCGTGAATTAGAATCTCTTACAGAGAAAGTTAAAGAAGGATTTGCTACTGAAGCTAAGAAGTATGAATTCAACATGCCACATATTTCTGCATCAGAAATTAACACTATTGTTTCTAATCTTGGTGAGATGAAAGCCATGATTAAAAATCGTGTTAATACAATTAAGTAATAATTAATATGGTTTTGTCCCAGATTTTCACTAAATTTGGGACGAAACTTAATTATAATTACATGGCAAAGAGAGTGTTAGTCCCAAAGACAAGATGCAGTGGTACAATGAGTGAAGCAGCCTTTTGGAGCTTCATAAGAAGTGCTTTGAGACAAAAGAGTAGATGGTGGAAGCCCATATCAATATGTAAATTAAATGCACGAAGAGATTATACTGGACCTGGTAAACGTCAAAAGTATGAATATCAATGTAAGAAGTGTAAGAAGTGGCATCCAGAGAAACAAATCAACGTGGACCACATTATTCCTGCAGGGAGTTTAAACTGTGCACAAGACTTACCTTTATTTGTAGAACGTTTATTCTGTGAACAAGATAATTTACAAGTGCTTTGTGTAACGTGTCATGATAAGAAGACATTGAAAGAGAAACAATCTAAAAAGAAGACATTATGATAAAAAATCTTATAAGTAGATGGACTATGGTTAAAATTACAAAAAAACCATTATATGATCGATTAGAAAATAAAGTGATATACTATTGGCAAGATTGCTATTTTGAAACCTATATGGCTGCATCAAGATGGAGTTATAGAATTAAATTAAACTAATTATGAAGAACGCAATAACAATAAACAAAACTCCCTCATTCAATGAGGTGTGGCATGAAGGCCACATAGAACATGAAGGTAAATATCACTATTTCTGGTTAATACATCCACAAGGATTAGATGACAAAGGTGAAGCATATTCTTGCGAGGTACGCTGGTTTTTTCAAAAAGTTCCTAAACAAGTTAGAGATCTATATCCAATAATAATAGAAAGTTTTATGCAAACTTTACGATAAAAAATTTGGTAGATTAAAATACTTGTATTACATTTGTATAACAAAAACATATACAAATGAAAAATGAAGAAACTATCTTACTTCGTATAAATGGAGAAGTAAAAGAAAAATTAGTTAGAAAAGCTGAATCGCTAGGACTTAGTCTATCAGCATATATTAGATTGATTATTATTCAAGACTTAATGTAATGATAGGAATTTATAAAATAACAAGTCCTACTGGTAGAGTTTATATTGGACAAAGTTGGAACATCGAAAGAAGATTTAAACAATATAAGAAATCTTTAGGTGCTAAACAAATAAAACTATTTAACTCTATTAGTAAACATGGTATTGAATCTCATGTATTTGAAATTATACATGAGTTTTTAGAACAAATTGATCAAAAGACTTTAGATGATCATGAAATTTTATATTGGAATCAATATAAAAATTTAGGAATTGATGTTTTAAATACTAGAGAACCAGGAAAAGGAGGAAAACATTCTGATGAAACTAAAAAGTTGATGTCTGAATGGCAGATTGGAAAAGTTTTATCTTCTGAAACAAAAGATAAAATTTCAAAAGCTCATATAGGAAGAATTGCTTGGAACAAAGGATTAAAACATTCTCAAGAAACTAAAGATAAAATATCTCTAGCAAATAAAGGTAAAAAGCATTCACAAGAAGAAATTGATAAAATGTCAAAAGCTTTAAAAGGAAGAGTTTTTTCTGAAGAAACTAGAAGAAAAATATCTGAAGCTAAAAAAGGAACAAAATATAAAACAAAATTATGAAAGAACAATTAGAAGTGAGATGGTTTTTCTCAAGAGTACCAAGAGAGGTGAGAGCATTATATCCACAAATTATAGAAGCATTTAAACAAACATTATGAAAACACACATATGGGAAGATACAAGACTCTTTAATATAAACAAAGAGTTACAACAATTGATTGATGACAAAACAGTAAAAACAGTTGTATCAATGTCTTTAGTAGCTGTTGAAAGTCCAACAAGCTCAATATCATTATATAGTGCAATATTAATATATAAGTAGTATGATAAAAGGAACAGTAAAAACAGAAGCTCAATATAGAGCAGTGGTTATGGATTCATCCAGTAGCCTAAAAGATTTCTCTACAGATAGAAAGAAGTATTACAAAAAATATTTCCTTGGAGAGAAGGTAGAAGACAAAGATAGCTCAGCAGCTAATATGGGTAGAATAGTTGAAACCCTACTTATGGAACCTCATTTATTTGATGATAAGTTCTATATGTCATCTTGTGCTTCTACACCTACAGGACTTATGTTAGATTTTGTAGAAGCATTGTATAGACATACAAGAGATGCTACAGATGAATTTGGTGTAATTACTAGAGTGTTTACAGATATATTACAAGATGCATACAAAGATTCAGGATTTAAAATTAAATATGAAGCTGTAGTAACTAAGTTTATAGGAAGTGATGCAGAGATATACTATAATGAAATAAGACAGGTTAGAAGTAAAAACCTAACTGTTGTAAACACTATGGAGATATCTATTGCAGAGAAGATTGTAGAACAACTTAGAATCAATAGCACTACAGCACCTATTGTAAATCTTACAAATAGCTCTAGATATCAAATTATCGATCAAATGCAAGTGGAAGGATATGATGTAGATGGACATTTGTTTAAATCTATGCTTGATAAAGTGATAATTGACCATAAGGAGAAAGTGGTTATGCCATACGATCTTAAATGCACATGGAGTGTAGAAAACTTCTATGAAGAGTATTACTTGTATAGAAGAGCATACATCCAAGCATATTTATATTATTATGCAATGTTGCATATAGTAAGTGATCCAGAAAGTGAATGCTATGGATATAGAGTGGAATACTTGAAGTTTATTGTATGTGATAGCACAAACTATTACAGACCATTAATTTACACTCTTGACATGGATGATATGATGGATGCATACAAAGGATTTGTACACAAAGGAAGAACTTATCCAGGAGTGGGAGAGTTGATAGCAGCATTGAAATGGTGTAGAGAAACAAACACATGGGATATAAGCCACAAAAATTATTTGTCTAATGGAGTAGTAAATATTAAAGGATAGAATATGGAGATTAAAAAGAATATAACTAGCATATTTATGGTGCCCACTCTCAAGGTGCCTAAAGATGCTCTTAGAGGAAATGGTTTTATTAATGCATATATAAAAGATGCAAGAAAAGAAGACCAGTATAAAGGATGTGTTTATTTATTATTTAAACCTGAAAACTTAGATAAGTTCAGAGAGTTCTTAGATAGTGAATATGAAAGAACAAAAGCAGTAATTGAAGATTATGATTATGAAGATGGATATGTAGTGGTTGTTTATCAACTTGATGATAAATATAAAAATGATTTCACTTTAGTTCAAGGTGGTAAATATTCCAAGACATCTGCAAACTTTCAGAAATTATTTCCAAAGGTGGTTAAAATTACTAGAAATGGATTAAGTAAAGATGAAATATCATTACAATATAGAATCTTTAATAAAGCTGAAGACTTAATCAGTTTCTGGGAAACTAAACTAGGTATTGAATTTGAAGATGATTATGAAGTGTGGGATGGTTGGGATGAATCAAAAGAAATTTTAGAACTTGATAAAATAAAAGAATTATGTGTAACAGAGAAATCTTAGAAATTATTGTAGAAGAAGTGGGTTTAGAAAAAGCTACTGAATTCTGTAACTTAGTAAGTCTAATGTATGACATTAGATATAATGCCTGTAAAGACCTTGAACCACTCAATGAACTTGATTTTGAAAGAGATTGGTGGAAGATGGCAGAAATAGAATTAAAAGAAAATTTAAAAAAATAATATGGAAACACTAAAATTATTAGAAAAATACCCTCTATCTACAGAAGTGGTTAGAGAATGGTTCATTAACAAAATGGTAGAGTCTGTAAAAGGAGATGATACAGTTCCTGAAGACTTCAAAAATTACATGTTAGAACAAGGAATTCCAAATGACAAACTTTGTATATTTATAGATTCAAGTCCTCGTAGTTTATTTGATGCGTTTGATGAGAATAATGTTATTATAATAATCAAATATCATGACAACTTTGGATTTACTTGGGCTGTAGAAGAAGCAGATGACCAATCTTTTTATAAAACAAGAAAAGAATCAGAAATATTTGCTATAGAAGCAGCATTTGAAATATTAGAACAACAATTAACCCATAAAGAAAACACTGATGAGAACGAGTAATGAATTTAATAATAAGTACAAAGAATACATAGAAGAAGATCATTATGGAATGGCTATCAATGATCCTTCTGTAATTGCTTATGTAGATCAAATATTCAATGATCTTACACAGATTCCTGGATTCAAATATCAACAAATTAAAACTAAATTTGGTTTGGCCAGAGTGTACACAAACCTTGATGACCTTATGCCATTTGTTGGTAGAATAATTAATCAAGAGCTTGAAGAGAAAATTAACTTCATTCTTAAAGTAGAGTTTGAAGTGGAGAATAGATTAAAAAGTTTAAATTTAGATAAAGATGGAAAAACTATTCAACCAGTTTAAAAACATGTTAGTTGTATATCCAAAATATAAAGGGTATGTTTGTGGATATAATGATGCACATTTTATTATTGCTGTTGAAACAAAAGATGATAAGAACTTCTTTAGAAAAATGGAAAATCCATACATCATGGATGAGTATAAAGATGTTAAATACAGATACACCTTTGCAGATGAATCACAGCTAATAAAACAATCTAACAATGACAAATATAAGAAAGCTATCAATAAAGACTAAGTTACTAATATATGAATACAAAGAAAAGTATCCAGCAGTAACAGCTGAACACATCTCAGATTTGTTTGATCTTCAATTAGCAGCTGTAGTAAAATTATTCAGAGAAGGAGAAATAACTGTTCCTTCTAGGATTAATGAAAAATAAGTTGTAGATTGCGATATGAAATTTACAAGTTATGGCAAAGAAAGATTTTATACAACATGTAGATTACTATCTAGAAGAAGGTAGAATCATATTCACAGAAAAATACTTAAAGCAAAAAGGATTTTGCTGTGGTGGGCAATGTAGACATTGTCCTTATACAGAAAGATCAAAAAATAATACTGAGTTAAAAAAATAATTTCTGTTCTGTTTTTAATTGTTGAGAAGGCCCTGAAGAAATTCGGGGCTTTTTTATCCTCAATAGGTTAGGAAATAAGCAGAAAAATCGTTATCTTTAAACATTAAAAACAATTAAATAATGGCAAAAACAGTAAAAGCAAAAGAAACTAATAGTAAGTTTCAAGAAGCAATGGACAAATTGAACAAGACTTATGGTGTTGGTTCAATATTAGCATTAGACTCTAAAACAGGAGGAGATTATGATGTAATCAGTACAGGTAGTATTGGTTTTGATCACATCACTCTTGGTGTAGGAGGATTTGTAAAAGGTAAACTTTATGAATTGATGGGCTGGGAAGGCACAGGTAAATCTACAATCTGTGGACATGCTGCAGCAGAATGTCAAAAAGCAGGAGGTACTGTATTGTATATCGATGGTGAGCATGCTGTTGATAAGAATTATTTTAAACAGTTAGGAGTGGATACAACTAAGATGTTGATTTCTCAACCATCATGTGGTGAGGAAGGATTTAACATTGCTATGGAAATGATTAACACTGGAGAGATTGATCTTGTAATAATAGATAGTGATTCATCATTGATTCCTAAGAAGATGTTAGATGGTGATGTAGGTGATTCTACAATAGGTAGAAAAGCTTTATTGAACAGTAATGCCTATCCAAAACTTAAGGGTGCTCTATCACAACACAATACATGTGTCATCGTAATATCCCAATATAGAGAGAAGATTGGTGTTATGTTTGGTAATCCTACAACAACTCAGGGTGGTCATGCTCTTAAATTCTATGCAGATGTTCGTATAGAAGTGTCTAGAACTCTTGCAAAAGATGGTGATGTAAACTATGGTAATATTACTAAGTTAAAAGCTATCAAGAACAAGATGTCTCCACCATATAGAAAATCAGAGTTTGAAATAGTGTATGGAGTGGGTATAGACAAACTTGATGAGATGATGAGTCTTCTTAATGAGTTTGAATTAGGACGTAAGTATGGTAAGACAATGACTGTTGATGGTGTTAAATATGATTTAGAAGAATTCAAACAATTAGTTATTGACAATCCAGAATTCTATGATGAATTAAAAGAGAAGATTGTAGCTAAGATTAATGAAACTGATCTTCCTGTAGAGGAAATAGAAGTAGAAGAAGATGTTGTTCCACAAGTTTCAACACCAACTAATTTATTTGATGAAATATGATAATAGGTATAAACGGTAAGATAGGTTCTGGAAAGGACACTATTGGTGATATTATTCAGAAGATATGTATTACAAATGATGGACCAGAATTTGAAGTGAAGAAGTTTGCAGGGAAGCTAAAACAAATAGCTTCTCTGTTAACTGGTATTCCTGTAAAGAAATTTGAAGATCAAGAATTTAAAAAATCTTTATTAGGAGATGAATGGGGAACAGTGAAAGAAAATCCTTTAAACTCTATTCCTGTATTTGAAGATGTTCAGTTTAATCATCTAATGAGCGTAAGAGAACTTCTTCAAAAGCTTGGTACAGAAGCAATGCGTGATGGATTACATGAGAATGTATGGGTGAATGCTTTGTTTGCTGATTATAAAGCAAAATGGGTTCCTACAGGAGATGCTATTGAAGAAGATGAAGTTTCTCTTGAGAAAGAATATCCTAATTGGATTATTACAGACATGAGATTTCCTAATGAATTAGAAGCTATTGAGTTAAGAGAAGGCATCACTATTAGAGTGGTTAGACCAGATATGCATTCTTTACAAGCAATGGTTCCAACTCATGCAAGTGAAACAGCTCTTGATGATGCTGAGTTTGATTATGAAATCATCAATGACGCTGGAATACCAGAATTAATTGAAAAAGTTCGTGAAATACTTGTTATTGAAAAAATTATATAATACCTTTGTTTTAAATAAAACAAAAAACAATGGACTATTTAAAAGGTAACAGTAATGCATGGATAGATATTTCTAACAAGAAGTATGGAAGGTTAACTGTTTTAGGCTATGTTGGAAATGGTAAATGGGAATGCGTATGTGAATGTGGTAATAAAAAAGTTTTAAAAACTGGAAAAATTACCACTTTACATACAAAATCTTGTGGATGTCTTTCTAAAACTAATGCATTAAAACATGGTGGAATAGGCTCAAGAGAATATAATATTTGGGCAAACATGAAAGCAAGGTGTAATAATATTAATAATACATCATACAAAAACTATGGTGGAAGAGGGATTACTATATGTGATGAGTGGAATAATTCTTTTGAAAAATTTATAGGAGATATGGGACCTTGTCCAAAAAATTACTCTATAGATAGAATAAATAATGAATTAGGATATTCTAAAGATAACTGTAAATGGTCTTCTAATAAAGAGCAATCATTAAATAGAAGAAGTAATTTTATAATTACACACAATGGTATAACTAAGCCATTAAAAGAAATGTGTGAAATTTTTAAAAAAGATTATAAAAAAACTTTTGCAAGATTGTCTACATTAGGATGGTCAGTAGAAAAAGCTTTCAATCAATGATGGAACCATAGAAGATCTTATAGAGAAAGTAAAAGAAATATTAATTAAAGAAAACATTATATGAAGAAGTTTGTAATTGGTGACCTTCACGGATCCAATAAAGCTCTTCTCCAAGTGTTAGAAAAAAGTGGGTTTGACAGAGAGTCAGACCTACTTATTTCTTTAGGAGATATAGCTGATGGATGGAATGAAGTGCCAGAGTGTGTAGACACACTATTGTCTATAAAGAATTTGATTGCTGTACGTGGTAATCATGATGTTTGGTGCTACGATTGGTTTGAAATGGGTGCTACACCACTTATTTGGACACAACAAGGTGGCCAAGCTACATTAGATGCTTATGTGCGTACAGGTAAAATGATTGAAGACTCTCATAAAGCATTCTGGAAGAATCAAGTTGATTGGTATATAGACGATGAAAATAGATTGTTTATACACGCTGGATGGGATTATACATTGACACCTATTGAACTTAGTGTTGGAGATGTTTCTGATAGAACAATGTTTGAACTACAAGCAAATGCATCTGTTAATGCAGGAAGCATTGCTAAAGAGTGTCATTGGGATAGAAGTGTGTTATCAGGAGCTCGTTCAGCTTTTGGTGATAAAAATCGTCCAGGTAAGTTTAAAGCTCTTGAGCAGTTCAAAGAGATTTATATAGGCCATACAGCAATGAATGGAGAACCAAAGCAATTTGGAAACCTGTGGAACTTAGATACAGGTGCTGGATGGAACGGTCAGTTAACTATTATGGACATAGATACAAAAGAGTTTTGGCAAAGTGATAACGTTAAGGAGTTACATCCTGATCAATTAGGAAGATTCTAATAATTTAAATTTAAAAATAACAATTAAAATAGAATAGAAAATATGGAAAAACTAAAATTATTTATAACAGGATTTGTACAAGTATTCTTTGTAGCAATTAATACATATTTTCTTAGTAAGATATTCTATTTAGGTGTATTTTTGTGTGCTTTTATGATATCATTAGTATGGAGTTGGAATGTGAAGAAGGTTGCTTTTGGAACAACCTCAGACAGACTTATATACGCATTAGGTGCTGCTTTTGGTAGCATTTTAGGATTATTAATATCAACATTAATTTTAAAATAAAAAAAAAAATGAGACATTACGGTGAATTAGAAGCTCTTGTTATAGCATGGGCAGCACAGAAAGGTATTCTAGAGAATGGAACACCAAGAGCACAGGCTGGTAAAACAGAAGAAGAAGTGCAAGAACTTATTGATGCAATCGATACAGATAATAGAGCAGAAGTGATTGATGCATTAGGTGACATATTAGTAACCATCATCATCCAGGCAGAGATGCAAGGATTGAAACTTACAGAATGTTTAGAGAGTGCATACAATGTAATCTCTAAGCGTACAGGGGTCATGAAAGATGGACAATTTCACAAGGATGATGCAAAAGAAATGATTCCTCCTATTTCTGGAGGAGTAAGAACTGTTACTGATCATATTGATTTTGTTATGAAAAATCAATCACACACATAATGAAATGTAAAGTATGTGGAAAAAATGCAGACAGTGAATATTGTTTTGCTCATAAATCTAAAAAGCCCTTGCCATCATCTGGTAAGGGTTTAAATACTAGAATGTCTAGTATTTCATACAATAAGGCTAAAAATGTCCATAATGACGGACATATCATACAAAGAACCTCTTCTAAACTATCAAAACAAATAGAAAAGAAACTAAAAACAGCTGAAATGTTTGAGTTCTTTATTTCTTACTGGAAAAAAAGTGACAAAAAGAGTGCTGTTAGTGGAAAATTTTTGGGAAAAGAACCATTAAGTGTGTTCTTTCATCACATTCTACCTAAAGAAAAATATCCAGAAGCTTGTCTAGATGAAGAAAATATTATACTTTTGACCCTAGAGGAGCATTCTAACGTAGAAAATGATATGTACAAATATGAAGAGGTAAATAAAAGACGTGAACAACTATTAAAAAAATATAACCTATGAGTATAGAAGTGCTTAAATTTAGTGCAACATGGTGTGGACCATGTAGAGTGTTATCTCAAACATTAAAAGATGTTGAAGGAATTACCAATATCGATATTGATAAAGATATGGAAATAGCTAGACAACATAATGTAAGAAATGTTCCTACATTAGTATTTAAGAAAGATGGAAAAGAAGTTCATAGAATTTCTGGATCTATTCCGTTACATAGATATAATGGAATTTTAGATGAGATAAAATTCTCAAACAAAGACGAATAATTAAAAACAAGTAATATGAGAAACCAATTTTTTTACACAGCCAAGATTGGCGACAAAGAGTATTTAGCCTCTTTAAACGTTAACAAAATTATTAGAACATTAGCTAATGATGCAGGAGGATTAATCATCATCTTAGATGACTTCAATGAGAGAGTTACAGAGCAACCAGACATTGATTTAAAGACTAACAAGATGAGAGGATTTAAAAAAGTCCGTGAAACTGTACAATCAGAAATTGAACTAAACGCTGAAGATGCACAAAAATTTATTAAACTAACTGAATACAAAGGATAAAATGGGAAAACTATTAGGAAACCGCATCTATTTAGAGATGCCAAAGAAAGATGAAAGCAAACTTATTGTAGATGAGAATACAAAAGAAGCTTTACAAAAAGAACTACTTAAGAAAATGAGTAGACTAAAAGTGCACAGTGTAGGAACAGCTATTACAGATCCAGATCTTGTTATTGGTTGTGAAGTAATGGTAGATCCATCTGCATTAAGAGACAAAACTCTTGTGATTCCTTTATCAGATACAGAAGATGTATTGTTAGTATCCATATTTGACATTATTTATATCTGGTAATATGGAATATCCTTTCATATCTGCAAAATGCATCACTTATGGAAGAGTAGATACTCTGGAGGAAGCTATTCAAAGTTTCCTCCTACAAGAGTATCCAGGTAAGAAAGAACTTATTATAGTTAATGATTACCCTTTACAGAAGTTAGTGTATGATCATCCAGAGATTAAAATCTACAACATGGATGAAACATTCTCTACTATTGGAGAGAAAGAAAACTATGCTATAGAGAGATGTTCTGGAGAACTTATTGCTGTATGGGATGATGATGATGTAGCATTAAGCAATCATCTGTCTAACATAGCTAAGTTTTGGAAACCAGAAACTAATCTGTTACATTGGCAAAATGGTGTCTTCTATAATGAACCTAACATAACACAATTGATGGCTCTTGGTAACTCAGGTATTGTATATAGCAAAAAAGCTTGGGAAGAAATTGGTAAGAGTCCAATAGAGAACGCTGGTGGAGATATGACGTTAGTTGTAGCTATCCATAACTTAGGAAGAGATAAAGTGGTATTAGCTGATCCTCCTAACGAAGAGTGTTCTTGGTTTTATATGTGGGGTGGTAGAGGATATCATCAATCAGGCATGGGAACAGACACTGCAGATAGACCTAATGTTATACAAAGACACAGTCAATATGTAGAACAATTAAGAAGAAAAGGACAGATTCCTACAGGAGATGTTCATCTAAATCCTCATTGGAACAAAGATTATGCACAAATGCTAAAAGATTACATCAATGAACATAAATAGTATATCAATAGATTCAACTAATTCTATTACAGAATTATGTATGCTTGGTGTGAAATATCCAACAGACAAATCTCCATACAACACTGATAAGAATTTACATAAACATGCTTACACTTCTATTTACAACCTATTATTTTCTAACATTAGATATAATGATTTACGTATAGGAGAGTTAGGTATATTAGAGAATCATTCAATGCTTTCTTGGAGAGAATTCTTTCCTAATGCTACATTATATGGATTTGAATGGTTTGATAGTAGATTAGATAAGGCAATTGGTGATAACATACCAAACTGTACTTATACTAAGATGAATGTTACTAATCCATTATCTATTGAAGAAGGATTAACTGACGCAGGAAGCAACTTTGATATACTAATGGATGATTCAACACATGTGTTTGAAGATCAAATCAAGTTTATCAATGTAGCATATAAACATTTGAAACCTGGAGGATTTTTAATTATAGAAGATATATTCATTGATGCTAACGAAGAAGATTATTCAAAAGCAATAGATCATTTATCAGATTATTTTTCTTCTTCTACATTTATAGTTGCTAATCATGATTTAAAACATTCTCCTGGATGGAATAATGATAA